GTTACTTTTACTGATGATGGAGAAGGTAATATTATAGCTAGTGGAACAGTAAATGGTGGTGTAGCCGGGAATATTATATATCAACACGGTATTATTACTATAACCAATACTGATGTTATTGATCCTTTAAACATGAACGACATTACCCTAGCTACGGATGTAACTTGTTCATTCTCTAGTTCATATGAGATATTCGAAACACAATATAAAGCAACAATAAGAGAAAGCGAATTTAATTTTTCTCAAAATCCAACAATCATTTCAGGCTCTACAGATGGAACTGTATATGATTTTGTAACAGGTAGTTTTTTCCAACCTTACGTAACAACAGTAGGTTTATATGATGAATATCAAAATTTATTAGCTGTTGGAAAATTGTCACAACCTTACCCACTTTCAAGGACAACAGACACTACCTTCTATATTAACTTAGACCGATAATTTATGGATTGGTATTATAAAGGCGAGGTAATGGCCTCAATTGAGGATTTCCCTCCCTTAACTTTTGGATTCACATATAGAATCACTCACATACCCTCAGGTAAAGCTTACATAGGTAAAAAAGTACTTCAGTTTACTCGTAAAGCTAAATTAACAAAAAAAGATTTAGCAGTATACGAAGGACAATCAGGACGTAAACCTACATACAAGCAAATAGTCAAAGAATCAGATTGGAAAACGTATTGGGGTTCTAATAAAGAATTGTTAGAATTACTTAAAACAGAACCAAAAGAAAATTTTAAACGTGAAATATTAGCGTGCTCTCCTTCAAAGAAGTTATTAACTTATGAAGAAACAAAATCACTATTCCTATACCAGGTGCTAGAAAAACCAGAAGAATATTTTAATGATAATATACTCGGAAAGTTCTATAGAAAAGACTTTGATATATAAAAATAGGTTATTACATTTACCTCTATATGGTAAACCATTTATTAGTTAATATAGTAAACTCCGTACTAGGAGCAGGCAAATCCACTGCTAGAGGAAACCAGGCATATCACTGCCCGTTTTGTCATCATCATAAACCTAAATTAGAGGTTAATTTTACTGATGGTCAAAAGAATCCTTGGCATTGTTGGGTTTGTAATAAAAAGGGAACTAACCTAGTTACTTTATTAAAACAAGCTAAAGCCCCAGAAGATAAAATTGCTGAAGTAAAAAAGCATGTCTCTTACAAAGATTATAGAGATAATACTAAAGTAGTTCAATCAATTGATTTACCTAAAGAATTTAAACCTCTACTCGAATTAACCAAATCAGATATTAAGGGTAGACAAGCGCTAGCTTACCTAAAAAAACGTGGCGTAAGTAAAGCGGATATAATGCGCTACAATATTGGTTATTGCGATGGCGGTGTCTACGATTATATGATTATTATACCGTCGTATTCCCACGAAGGATCGCTAAATTACTTCGTCGCCCGTAACTACAATCCCCACTCACCAGTAAAATATAAAAATCCTCCAATGAGTAAGGATACAGTTCCGTTTGAGCTGTTTATAAACTGGTCGTCTCCTTTAATTTTGGTTGAAGGTATGTTTGATGCTTTGGCTATAAAACGAAATGCTATTCCGCTTTTAGGTAAACACATCCAAAGAGAATTAATGAAAAAAATTGTTACCTCACAGGTGCAAAAAATATATATAGCTTTAGATAAGGACGCTCAAAATGATGCTGTCAAGTTTTGTGAACAGTTAATGAATGAAGGTAAGGAAGTATATTTAGTAGATTTAGAAGATAAAGATCCATCGGAAATGGGATTCAAAGCTATTACTAACCTTATTCAAAAAACACTACCATTATCTCAGTATGATTTAATGGCTAAAAAACTCCAACTAGTATGAGTAAAAGGAATATCAAGCATTCCTACAACAGAATCCTAGAAGTTTCTGATGATGCTAAACAAATTACAATGCCTGATTCGCGCTACTATAGACGAAATGGGCAATATTATCCATCTGTAACTTATGTTTTAAGTGCTTACCCTAAAGGAAAACATTTTGAAGATTGGTTAAAGAAAATGGGTACTTCAGCTGATTACATTGTTAAAAAAGCAGGTGAAGAAGGTACTCAAGTACACGAAATGATTGAAGATTACCTAAATGGTAAAGAACTAAACTTTTTAAACTCGCTCGGAAACCCAGCATACAACCCAGATGTATGGCAGATGTTCCTCCGTTTCGTAGACTTTTGGGAAACTTATGACCCTAAGTTGATCGAAACGGAAGTCCATTTGTTTTCAGATGAACTTAGAGTAGCGGGAACTTGTGATATGGTTTGCGAGATCGATAACGAGTTATGGGTTATTGATTTTAAAACATCAAATCATTTACAAACAACATACGACTTACAAACAGCCGTTTACGCTAAGTGTTACGAAGAGTGTTATGGTAAAACGGTTGACCACACAGCAGTGTTATGGCTTAAATCATCTAAACGTGGTCCTAAAGATGGATTTATGCAAGGTAAAGGATGGGAAATTTATGAATCATCTCGTACCCCAGAAGAAAACCTTGATATCTTTAAGACCGTTAAAAAATTATTCGATTTAGAGAACCCAAAACACAAACCAGTATTTACTGAGTTTAGAACAACAGCTAAGAGAAAATTATAATATTTATTGTAAACGCGCGTTTATGATATCATTGGTACAATTACTTAGAGAGGCACAAGGTGCCCCCAAAGCTGTCATTCTAGCCGGTGCCCCTGGTGCTGGAAAATCATCTGTAGTTGGAGATACTCTATCAGGTTTAGGATTAAAAGTCTTAAATATTGATGATGACTTTATAGCTAACCTAAAAAACATGGGTGTATCTCTAGATCTTAAAAAAGCTGATGCTGAAGGTAGAAGTAAAGCAGCTAAAGCTATGCAAGCTGCTCAAAAATCATACCAACAAAGATTAGATACAGATGTTGAAAACAGAGAAAATATTGTAATAGATGGTACAGCTGCTTCGTATAATAAAACTAAACAACTCAAAGAAAAGTTAGAAGCAGCAGGATACGAAGTGTTTATGGTTTATGTTTATTCTTCATTAGAAAAATCATTAAGTAAAAACCAAGATAGATTCGAACGTTCAGGAGGTGAAGATCGTAGCTTAATGCCTAGTATTGTAATGCAAACATGGGCAAACGTAACGAAAAACTTTGTTCCGTATTTAGATTTATTTGGTAATAACTTCGTAGCTACTACTAAAGATAAAAAATTAGCTAATTCTAGAGACCTAGAAGACATTATAGATCAGTACATTACACCTTTTATTCCTACAGATACAAAACCTAAAGATGAAAAGGCTAAAGCTAGATCATTAGCTCAAAAAGAAAAATTAGAACAAGAGATACGTGATTTAATGGATAAAGAAAACGTTACTCAAGCAGTTCAACAGATAGTAAGTGCTGAAGAAGCACAACAAAAATTAAAGTCATTCCTAGCTTCATGAAGCAATTAGTTCAAGAACTTGTTGATAGTATTCTTAAAGAAGATGCAAGAAAAGTCACCGCTATTTATGGAGGTGGCTTTAAACCACCTATTAAAGGTCATTTTAAAATTGCTCAAGAAGCATTAAAAGACCTATCTGAAATAGATAAATTAATGATCTATGTAGGGGGAGGTATTCGTGATGGTATTGAACAAGAAGAAGCTTTAGCCATTTGGGACATTTATAAAGAAGTTCTAGGCCCTAAAGTTGAACCAGTACCTTCAGTTGCTCCTATTGGTGATATTATGCGTTACGCTAAAAACCACCCAGATGAATTAGTATACTTTGTAATTGGGTATCGCGAAGGTAAAGAAGATGATTTAAAAGATATTGCTTCTCGTACTAAAGGAATTGAAGAAAAATATCCAAATTTAGAAGTTAAAGTAATTAAAACTGATGATCCTAATATAAGTGGTACAAATGCGCGTAAAGCACTTAAAAAAGGAGACAAAGAAACATTCTTTACATTTCTACCAGATGAGATCCCAGCTAACGAAAAAGAAGAAATTTACAATTTAGTTAGTAAATCTATTGTTAGCGAGCATATGGCTCATAGTAACACAACTGATATTTTATCTAAGTGTGCTGAGTTAACTAATTACATGCGTAGTAAAGGGTACAACATTGACCCAGCTCCTGCTTTAAAAGTTATAGATAGCGACGTAGATAATTCGCAAGATTTCTTCGGTAAAACCGCATACTACGATCCAAACGAGCAACTCATCGTCCTTTACACTCAAGGGCGTCATCCCAAGGATATTGTGCGTTCTTATGCGCATGAAATGATTCATCACATTCAAAATGTAGAAGATAGATTAGGTAACATTGTTACTACTAATACTACAGAAGATGACCATTTAGAAGACATTGAAAGAGAAGCATACGAGGAAGGTAATATTGCTTTTAGAAATTGGACTGATAGCTTACAAGAAGGTAAAGTAAAAGATCCATTTGGTATAATGG